TGATGCTGGCAAAATAGTTGCAGAGAATAGACGCCTATTTGCTGTAGCTGTAATGACGTATGACGGGTTAGTTAATACATCCGCTGTAGATGACTCGAGAGTTAAATCGCTAGCGCTACCGTCCGTGTAGTTGCGATATGTTGGAAGCGGGGATGATGTGATATCAATCTTTTGCCATGTCGGAATATAAGTTCCCGGATTAAACAGGTTTGTGAAGAATATATTCTCTCCTCCGGAACTAATGGCATGTGCGCCGCCGAGCAGGTATGAGTTAGGTTGAGCAATCACAGATCCATCATTAGTTACTTTGACTCCGGTAGGGATCAGCTGATTATTGACGCTATCGAACTTAAGTAAATCATCTTCTGCAACCCCGGAAGCAACTTTTACCGCATTAACATTAAGGTTTGCCTGACCCCCAGAAACAGAGGTGAATGAAGCGTTCCCGCTCACATTGAGAGTATCGGCGAATCCGGCTGTGATGTTGTTGTTCTTTACAGTGATCTGTGTGCCAACTGCTGGCTCAGCAACAAGCTCATAACCGGTGCCGAAGCTATTAACCCGTAGAAACTGACCAGGAGTTAAAGTTACTGGCATATCGCCAAGGCCGGTTGACTTAACATTGCCAATAACGAACGTCGACCCATCGCCGAACTGCAGAGTTAAGTTACCGCTGGATAGACTACCACCCACCGGAAAAACTTTTCCTGACACGTACAAGCTAATCATATCGATGGTACATGCACGAGTGCGCAGTGATCCGCTATCGAAAATAGGGACGTTGTCCCCACCAGTAACTTGAGACACCAGGCTTAAATGCCTAATTTCCATGATTCACCTCAATTATTTGATTACCATCCTCGTCTTGCAACGTATGTGGCTCGACATAGAATCGGTTTCTTGTGCGGAATGGTTTATTCCCCTGGCCTACAGGCATGTCATTACGGCGTGCGAGAGATGGGACAAAAACTATACCTTTGCGGACAGCCATCTTTGCACTAAATGCTTCTGCTGCCAGTTCTGCTGTAATAGGTCGGTTATAGTCAGGGGATATCTGCATAGCAAGGCCAAGGGCTGCGCCATTAATCGCCCAGTCAGGCAGTCCGCATGAATCGTCTGGGCTTAGTGGTTCAGATCCAAACGCAAAGCCAATTTTTATACCCTCGACATCCCACTCGGCCATCATATCTTCAAGATCTTCAAGAGCATCAGCCATTGACTCTGGTTCAATTTGAGATAGCGTGGCACTGCTTGCGACGCCTATTTTTCTGAGGGCCTTTCTTACGATATCACCCTTCGTCTTTGCCATCGCGATCACCTTTGGATTTTTGCGCTTTCTTTTGTTTGCCTTCAGCCGCAATAGGATGAAGCCGCCAGCCATCAGCAAGATGCTTCTCCACATCCGCTTCTTCTACGACGACATAATCAAGCCATTGACCCCATATCTCTACCTGCCCACCATCTTTATAAAGAGTTCGCATGTAATTCCCTCATATTAAAAAGGAGGCCGAAGCCCCCTTTATTTTATAGCTATGCAAATTATTACGCCACGCCGTAGAACTGACCGGCCATCATTGGATTGAGGATTGCGAATGCTGGCAGGATATCGAAACGCATATACTGCTTGTTGGCGTCACCATTTGAGTATTTATGAACTCGAATGGACAGACCAGCCTTATTCGCGCTCATCACGGCAGAGTCAAGTGAGTGCAATTTAGGTAGTTCTACCGTACCCATTGCGATGGCCTTTTCATTATAGAACAGGCCAGGTCGAGCGGTAGTGATAGTGGTACCCTTTACAGTTACCGCCATGCCAGCAGTGATAGCAGCCGATACAGTATTGTACTGAGGGTTAGTGGCATCAATTATTGCAGCGCCAGATACAACTACTGACATGGTTGTACCGGTGCTGGTTACGTCATTGATAACAGTTGCGGTGAACTTGATGGGCCCGGCGTTGTTATTCAGGATCTGCTTGTTTTGCTGGTTAAGCCAGTAAGTGGTTGCAAACTCCAGCTGATCACCAGCTTTCAGTGTTGCGCCGTTGGTTACGCCAGCCAGAACGATGGTCATCTGATAGGTATCTTTAGCTGCCAGATAATCAATTGTCGGAGTTGCTGAAACAGTAATGCCAGCAGCGCCAGCCAGGGTTCCAGAGGTGCGAGATGGCAATGCGTTGGACATGATTGCCCGGACGCCACCAAAGTTTGATGCAATTTGAGCATCTTCCCATGCAGTACGAACCAGTTGATCAACAGTGCCAATGCTTGACTGACGGTCAGCAAGGTTCTGTGCCGCCCATGGGTTCATCACTGCGTAGTTAGTACCAGTCACGCCAATATCTTTTAGCATTGAACCGGCTTGTGCAACATCACCCCATTTAGTGATTGGCGTATTGAAGTCACCGAGAGATAGTGCCCCATTCGCCTGAATGAATCGGCCCAGCTCCAACTCAAGAGCTGTAACCAACTGCTCTGATACCGGCTTAAGGATTTCTTCCAACTGGTTCAATTGGATTGCTTGCTCAAGCGATGTCCACTCTACAGCTACAGTTGCATAGTTAGTAATCTTCGCGGCAATCTTACCTGAGATCAGCCCATTCTTGTTGGATGCAGAAATGTCACCGCCCGGCGTGCGCAAAGTGCTGTATTGATGAGGGCGTTTAATCCAAACGGTGTCCCCGGTGTTGGGATTAATTTCACCCTGGATAAGTTGGCGGTCAACAGTGTTCAGAAGTACACAATCGCTCATGAACATAGGGGCAAACTTTTTCAGTACAATCTGACTTACGTTGGATGATAAGTTATTAGCCATAGTAAAAAACTCTCCGATGAATTATTTAAATACTGCGTCAGGCAGCACTTTTGATAGAGCTATATCTGCTGAGGTTCGGCGCTGCACACCACCTTGAGATTTGATATCAGGGGTGATGGTTGCTGCTTTCTTGCCTTTTGGTAGCGCCTTTGCTTTTGTCTCAATTCGTTCAAGAAGCCGACCTAACGCGATGGGGTCTTTCGCATTAGCTAATTCGTTACGAAGCTGAGCGCTGCGGCCAAGTGCCATGACAACTAAAGTAGGATTGCTTGAGTAGTCGATAATTGCGTTTTGATACCTGACGGGGATCTCATCAATTACCGCTTGCTCAGCAAGATGATAGTCCTTGAACTTAACATCTCGCTTTGCATCCGTATACTTAGCTAGCTTATCATTGTGCAACTTGACGTATTCTTCTTGCTGCGCTTCTTGCTGTTTCTTAACGCCTTCAACCTGAAGCTTCTTGTCGTTCCATTCACGCCATTTTGTTTTAAAATCTTCTTCATCGTAATCTACTGACTCCATAGTAGGCTCTGGCGGCAGATCAAGAGATACTGGTTGCGCTACTGCTGTAGAGGCATGACGCAATTCACGCAGCTCTTTTTCTTTCTGCTTGATTACGCTTCGAAGATTCTTAACTAATGCCGGGTCTTTCTCTTCAGCGCTGGTAAGCGACTCCAGCTTTTCGTCACCAAAATAGAACTCGTCCTCTCCATCTTCAACTTCGTCAACTTCGCCATTCTGTTCGTCAGATTCGCTATTTGAATCATCAGTAACATCAAGTTCAATTGCATCGCTTCCGATAGACTGCTCAGGAGATACTTCTTCCCACGCATCGCCCAACCCTGAAACTGGTTTTTGTTCAGTCTCTTGCCCTGGCTGCCCTACTTCATTCTGGATGACATCGTTTTCTGCTTGTTCCATTTAAAACCCCTATTTACTCAGTGATTAGCTCCACCGGAGAGCATTCTTATATTAGCCCTTTTCACTAACAATTAGCAAATTTGACCAACAGATTTAATTGACATCCAAAAAATTACATTGGAGGGATGTTTTGCTGGTTATTCTGCTGGAACTGCTGCGCGCCATTTAATATCTCCTGGGCATTAGCTCTGGAGTTGTCCTGTTCCTGCTGGAAGAAATCACCCAGGAGGCGCAGGGCATCCATAATACTTTGCTTATCAATATTTCTCGCCTCGACAATTGTCTTAACTGTCTGGGCTTGTTTAAGGTTGGCGTCCTGAGATGCAGAGAATGCCTTGACCTGTTGCGCTTGCATATCAGTCTGTGCCTTGAGTAAGTCAGCTTGCCCGGTAAGTAGAACCCCTTGCGCTTGCATTGCAGCTGGGTCTGGCTGTTGCTGTTGAGCTTGCTGTGCCTGGGAAACCATCTGTTCTTCTTCTGGCGTCTTAGGCTTAGTGACACCTTGCAATAGCAACTGCTGCCGGTTGTAATCTTTGAGGTCGCTGATGCCTTCACCATCCATTGCGTCGATAATCATGCTCATGATGATTGAATAGTAAGGGTGTTGTGGTGGCAACGATTGCAGAATGGTCGTTAACTGGCGAATCGTGGCATCACGGCGTGAAGCGAATGATTGCCCAACATCGACAGTGACTTCATACTTACCAACGCTAAGATCATTAAGTGCGGTAGCCTCTCCGGTCTGCCGGTCAATAACTTCACCTGATAGCAGTATCATATCGTCAGAACCATCTTCATTCATGATCCGGACTTCTTTT